GGTAAGTGTATCCTACAGACCACAGATTCACCGGCCTCTACATCCACTAACCTGCGAGTAACGTACAAATCGTTGTGGTACAGCACATGCTCATCCACTTCACCGTCTACAGTTATGTCTCTGATGTACACACCGCCGTTCTGTCCACGAAAATACGGGCGCGGGTAGACTGGTATAACGTGTTGTGTAGAAAGTTCTTGACCAGTATCTTCTGCAACAAGCGTACCTTCTATTAAATCACCCGACTCACCCGACTCACCCGACTCAATCAGGTAAGTACCGTCCTCGGTAGCTTCTGCTTCTTTGATCGTACGTCCCAAGATGATGGGTGATTTGACCTTACCCCAGTGAGGACATTCCGTGCAGATACCGCCCTCGCTCTCATCGAACGTCGTGCAACGGTACGGCCCCTTAATCAGATCTAACTTCTTCAGTGTCAGTTCTGGTGTGTACTCAGGGTGCTGGTTTGAAATCTTGTGGGCAGCTTTCTCGCCGTCTTCACAAAACTTAGCGATGGACAGTCCTGCCCTCCACATAGGCTCACTTGTTTCGGCCTGACCTTTTATTATGCGGCGTAACTGTTCACAGCCATTGCCATTCTGTGCTTTCCGCAGTATCTCTCTGAAGCTGTAGTTTATGTTTTCCAACAAAGCATCGCGCAGACTAGCTGGCCCGTCCGCACCCGTACGCTTCTGAGGAACCTGTATGGTGTCCATACCTAACCGACTGGCGAAGAAGTCAAAGTTAACTGCGTCGGGCTTCTTGTTGACCAGCACTACCGGTGCAGGTACATCCGGCTTATGGTTGTGCGTACCCACCACACGTAGCACCCGAGCTACATCTGAAGGCACAGCAGGGTCAATCTCTAACCCAAATTCTTTGCACTTGGCTTTGAACTGGTCAGCTACGACTTTCCACTGTTCAACTGGCACGGATTCTTCCAAGACCCAGTAAACATGTATGCCTCGCCCAGAGTTAACAATAAGAGGTTTTGGTAGTTTGAGCGCAGCGCAGAACTCTTGCAGTCTACGTATTGCGTCCCTCTGCGTAGCAAACCCCTCACCTTTAGCTACTTTGTCTTCGCCACAATCCAAGTCTAAAAAGAACGACTTGATGTGTTTGGCGTCTTCTCCTCTACGAGTACCCTCTTCCTTGAAGTTACTCATAGCAAAGTATATGTCCCAGCCTTCACTGTCGTAGTGTTCGGCGGCTTCCGCTAGTTCATCAACGGTATGGAAATAGACTTGCTTAATTCCGTTACCGAGAGCGGCGCTATGCCGAAACAGGACATACACACCTTCTGTGGGCAGTACCCACCGTAAAAATTCTCTTGTATTCATGGTTGCACCCAATGCCGAGAGACACTATGGCAGGGATGTCGGCGCATCCTTTTCGGCAAAACCTAGCCATAGTGGAGTGATTGTTAGTGGTTAGTCATCCCAACCGTCAACAATGGCACTCAGATCGTCGTCATCTTCCTTGGGTGCGGGGGCAGATTTCTTTACGACCTTCTTGGGTTCCTCCACTTCGGAGGTATCTGGCTCATCGCCAAATATATCGTCAGAGTCATCGTCATCTAACGCGACATCGGTGCTCTTGACACTGCTAGTAGTATCACTAAACGGATTATCAGGTTGTGCTACGAACCCACCTTCCACAATACCGAAGGGTGAACGTGACACCATCGGCACGTATTCGGTTACCTGCACGCCGTTCAGACGCAGGCTAACGCCATTGTCACGCATAGAGTACGGTACGAAAGTGAAAGCGATATTCACGGTGCTACCGCTGGTTAGCTGGAAGTCCGCTGGCAGTTTGTTGTTCTGCGCGTCCACTTGCAGTGGTGGCGTAGTCTTGTCGGTGCCGTAAGCACCCTTCAATTTGGCCTTACCAACGTAGTTGCCGTCGTCATCTTTCTTGAACGGCAGTGCAAACTTGTCGGGCCAGCCCTTCTCTTTCTTGGCTTTGTAGGCCGCTGCCATCGCCTTGTACAAGGCTTTAGCTTCTGTCTCAGACATCACGAAAGACATCTCGTATGCCGCACCGTCATCCAGTGGGTCACACTTAACAGATCCGCCCTTACCACCGTTCGCTTTGTTATCGAACTTGTAGGTAGCATCGAGCTTCGGGTAGAGAGCTTTCACGCCCTCAATTGTGTAGTACATATTCGCTTCAGCCATTGTTGGTCTCCTTACTTTGGCTAGTTATCGTGAACCCTTCAGTCGCAGCGAAGGGCGAACCTTCGCGGTTGTGTGGAACAATGTCGAAAGCAATAGCTGCTAACGTGTCATCGTCATCCACCATCAATTTAACTTTCCGTAGTTCCTCTTCTTCTAATGGTCGCTGTGGGTAGAAGAACAGCTTTGGTACAGGGCTACCCGCATCAAAACTAATCCTCGTCACTACCGCCGCACTCGGCGTTCCGTGCCCACTCAAAAACTTGGCGTAAGCCTGTAGAGGCATAGAGCTTCTACCTTGAGCTTTGCCAAATATGGACGAGGCAGGTACTTGTAGTTGATACACTGTGTCTAACGCTTGTTCTTCAACAACGGCTAAACGCTGGCTAAACCTACAAGCCCTACCCCCTCCATTGCCAGAGCCTCGGACATTCTGCGTACAGTCGATGCAGCGCGTACTCTGTCTCTGGCTCGGCGGCACCTCGGGAGCTGGTCTCTGGGTATCGCTAGACCAACATGTCGGAAGCCGCTTGGCGTTAGGATCGTAGTCGTCTTTGTAATATGCGCGTGATACTACCGCTGCATTCACAATAACTACGTCTATCTCCGTGCGATCCGACTGGAGGTCTAACCCAGTAAACTTGCTACCCTGTATACTGATTCGGCGCATTAAATGTCCGCATCAGGATCAAATGCCGATGGATCAAAGTCTGCGGTGTCTGGCACGTCAGCCAGATCTACACCACCTACCATTGGGCCATCATCCTCTGAGTCACCTTTTAGCAAAGCCTCCGCGATACTCGCCAAAGCGAACCGCTGCGTTTTACCCACTTTTATGTAGGTATTGCTCGGTATGACCCCATCCCGCACCCATTTACGGGTCGTGGATAATGACACACTAAAGTGCTTTGCAACATCCTCAATTGGAACTAATTGCTCCATCATGCCTTCCTTATCGTGAGCGCGTACTCTGCGTCTACGTTTAAGCCTTTAGGTAGAAGGTCTGGGTTTTCTTCTAGGAACTCCCGTACGTTCTTCTGATTAAGGCGTTTATCCAAGAACTCTGGCACTTCATGCTCAAGAATGAACTCACGCATAGAATCCCAATCGCTAGTCCAATACTTCTGCCTAACCGTACGGTAAAACGTACCAGCATCCGTTTTGACACTTTTGATGTCGTTCTCTTTTAAGTAGTCGAGTAGTGCGGCCTTTATTTTTTCTTGTTTACTGACGAGCTTGCCGTCAGCTTCCCTGTATTCAGCGGATAGGCGTTCCCTTTCGTCCTTGATCTTGAGATATACCTCAGTCAATTTCCCAAGGGGTACTCCACCCACGTTCTTCGCATCAGCCATGTTTTTGTCCTTCCATTGCCGAGAAATGCAATATAGTGGTAGGCAATGGCTTAATCAAGTATTTCTTTGTAAAGATCAATAATTTTTGTATGTGTGTCTATTTTGTTATCTAGTAATGCGTACACGCGCTTTTCTATGTGAGATCCTTGTAACTGCACCACCGTACACTTGTGATCTTGTCCCGCCCTGTGGATACGTGCGTTGGCCTGCGCGTAGGTCTCTACCGAACTGGTTGGCCCCCACCATACAATTGTGTTCGCAGCGGTCAGCGTAACGCCGTGTGCCGCAGCTTGCGGCTGGATGACCAGCACTCGTGGGGTATCTGTCTCTTGGAACTCTTTGAATATGCGCGTACGCTCGGTGGCACTGACAGCCCCACTGATAATCTCTGTGGGTATCTTGTCCTTGCGTAGCTTGTCAGTAAGTAGCTGGATCGTATGCTTGAACGGCACGAACACGAGTACCTTCTTACTGGACTCGTCAATCACCTCGCGTAGCACTTTGTATCGGTGCTTGATGTCGAACTCCACCACCGCATTGTCATCGGTGTACACCGCACCAGAACTTATTTGCAGTAATTTGTTCATGTTGACCGCTGCTGTAGCTGCCGTGACTGTCTCTTCCGCAGCTTCCATAACCATGCGGTTCTTCAGCTCTTTGTAGTATTTCTCTTGCTGGCGTGTCAGCGGTACTTCACGGGTGGTGTACACCATGTCGGGTAGATCCAGACACTCTTCCTTTGTGTACCGTATGGCTGGTTGCAGTGCGCCGAACACTATCTCGGTAGCTTCGGGCTTAGGTACCCATTTGAAGTTGGTCACTTTGTACATGACCTGATCGCGGAACGAACCAAAGAAGCGTGGCACAGCTCTCGGGTTAACAAGTTTAGCCAGACCGTACGCATCCAACGGACTT